GGTTTTTCTGGCACAATCTGAGTATATAATTTATTTGACATTATTTACTACCTTCCTTTTCCATATTTTTTTCCTCCGTATTATTTCAATACTGACTGAACGATAAACTGTCGTGGTGATTGAAGCATTTGAATATTAGTTACACTAGCTACGGGACTAGTAAGTGGGTCATTAACTTTATATCCCCAATAGTTAGGCCAAGTTTTAGTAACTAGTGCTATACAGTCACTAGTGTACTCAGCTATAGCTGTACTTGGGTCGTTCTCATACGCTACATTAAACGCAGTTGGCATCTTATTAAATAAAGCTGAATTAGCTTCGTCTGCAAATATTAATAGTAGTTGATCTATCATAGGTATAGTGTCCATAAGCTCAATTTGGTAAAAGTAGTCGACGTTTGTCATATCTAAAGTATCAGTCTCATCTAACGTCATGACTATAGTAAAGTCATAATCGTCAATGTGTACTATCTCTACTTCATTCACCATAACCGAATATGTAAAATGCCGTTGCGGGTTACCAGCTGCTACTTCAGTCTTTTTTAGAAATTGATACATAATACCAGGCTCAATCATACCAGCAAGCAGATTTTCATAAGTATCATCTACTCCTACGTTTATACCTAACTCGAGGCCTACTCCATCTGAAGTTAAGTCAGTTACTACTGTCTGGTCAAACAAAGGAAGATCACCCAAGTCAGCCCAAGTTAACCAAAATTGCTTGGTGACAATATTTTTACTTTCACGACGCGTTGAGCCTATTGTAATACATACTACTGGATCCAAGTCTACTCTACCACTAGAAATAAGGAATGGCACGTAATAGTCAGTTCTTTGACTCACTTTAAAGTCAATTGCTGCAGTTTCTCCACGATACATTGTTATATCGTTATTTTGGTTTATCTTCATTTGTCGTTTGCCTCCTTCGCAACTTTCGTCGTTTCATTAGTCTTACTTTGCTGCTGATTGTGAGTCTTACCACTAGCTGCTTTACCAGCACCATCTCTAGCACCACCAGCACCAGCACCAGCACCACCAGAACCAGCAGGTTGATTAGCAGCTAATTGACCACCTTGCATATCTTGAATATACGATAAAGCTAAATCAATAGCTTCTGGGTTATTCATTAAAGCTTGTTCAATTTGACTTGGAAGATGTCTAGCACTTTCTTCTAAGAACTTAATAGCAAATTTTGCCATTGGATAACCTTGTTGGTCTTTCATGTGCCAATACATTAAGAGTGAGCGTTGTGGGTCAATCTCAGCACCTGTAGTTCCAGCAAAGAAATCGCGGTCAATCATTTGCCACATTAACTCACGGTCTTTAGTAATATAAGCCACACTGTCTACAGACCATGCAAAGTCATCGCGATAATAATACTCACCATTTTTGCTCTGTGCTAAGAACATATACTTAGACCATACTTCTTCGCGATAACTGCCATCAGGCATCAATGCTACAAATGAGCGTTGTTCATCGGAATAAGCCAATAAGTACTTAAATATTAATTCATATATACCAGCATACGCTGTGTTTCTTTGGGTCTTAGACGAACTTTGTCTTTGAGCAGAAGCCGTTAATTGAGCTTCTTTCGCTCTACCAGATATAGCAGTTCGGTCTTCTTTACCTTGGTCAGTATCAGTAACACCTTGAGTAGATTTAGCATTGCCATATAACATTTGAACCATAGTTAACTCACCAACGATATCTGCCATAACTTGTTTGACTGAAATAGCTTGACCTTCCATTCCACTTTCAATTTCGATATACGTGATTTCGTCATCGTCATCATCAATGTGAGTATCTTTTAATTTAGTCACATAAGCTTTAGACTTGGCTGATTTCTTTTCAGCCTTATTTAATAACTTATTAATAGAGTCTTGAGTCTCTAGTGATAACTGAACTTCTGAGATACCATAAATTTCTTTAGCTACTTTAATAGTGCGTTTTGGAACAAATGGTAACTGACGAACTAAGTAATGTGGTACTTCGGTTCCTTTTGGAATAGTCTTATTATTATCTGATTTTGTAGTATCTTCTTCCTCTTTATCACTGTCGCCATTACGAAACTTATTCTCAATATATATTAGGTCATCGTCTAAAGTTTCTTTAGTAGCAGCTTTGTATGCAAAATGTTTTCCACCACACACTGGGCATTCTTCAGCTATTCTAACTAATGAACTACAGGCAGTACAATATCTAAGTTTTCTCATGCCCCACTCAACGTCGTTTGCTAATACAGTTAAACCTTTAGTCGCATATACTAAGTGACCAACCACTCGATTTATATTCAAATAGTATACTTCTACTACTTCTACCAAATCAGTACCGTCACTTGGAGTAACTTGCCGATCGTATAAGTCCATAATCGTAGATAATGTTAACTTCTTTAGTTCAAATATATATTCTAGCTTTTTGTAATCTGATATACCAGGTTGAGGAAAAACCGTATCTACTGGACAATTAAGAACCTTCGGCATACCGCTGCGTTCATTGGTATTATCAAATGGGTCCCATTCAACTTTTAACCATGTAGTACCATCAATTAAACAAGAATGCTCACTTTCATCGTGTACTTCTTCAGACAACATTTTGTCTATCTCGTGATTAATCAAAGCTTCTGTAGCATTCACAACTGTAATATCACTATAGTATCTAGGACTCATTTTGGGACCAGGTATTAATGATATAATTTTACTTTCAACTAATTCATACGCTACTTTACGTAAAGCTTTCATTTTAACCGTAGTTTCATTACCTTCTGGGTCTAATCGGAAAAAATTGCCATTATAAGCATTACGCCATTTTAATACGTTTTCTGAGTTAAGTCTGCTACTTTCCCACTCAGCAACTGCTAATTGGTATTTTTGTTCCCACTTTTGGACTAGCGCACTTTCTTCTGCAGTATTTTGATAGTCCATTTGATTTGTCGGATTACCTAAATATAGGTCAACGCGACTATCTTTTACATTGCCAATTTCCATATCGTTTTACGCTCCTTCTTTATATAAACCCATAAGTTCCACCCTCATCACGAGGCTTCCACTTCATATTAGCACCGTGCATTCTAATAAAGTCTTGCTTGTCTTTCTCAGTCTTTAATGACTTATAGTCAGCTTCCATCTCAGGCCACCAAACAGAATATCTAGAAAAGCGAACTGGCGATTTAGTAACTTTTTCAGTACCGGTAAGTAAACCCATAGACTTTTTAATACCTTGAGCAAAAGCATCAACTAAGTCGTCGTTACCAGCAAACGGGAAAGTCCCTAACTCTTGCTTATAACACTGAGTATAACTTAGTCCTTCTTCTTCCCACACAAAGTCCTCAGGTGAAGATAATAGATGTGCATCCTTTTCGCAAGGTATATAACAGCGACCATCTCTTTGATAGGCTGATGCTACCTGTGCTCTTGAATATTTACTACCATCTGGTTCTACTGGCACAATACTTGGGAAATCGCGTTCAGATATTCCTAACTTTCTGCGCCACTTCTTAATAACAGATACTATACCTGGACCATTAGCTTTATCTTCAATATAGACGACCTCAATCTCAGGAAATTTTCTCAGTATCTTCAATAACATATCGATTGTGTCAGGAAAGTCCATCTGCCGTCTAACTAAATATCTTAAATAGGTATTACCTTGCTTAACCCCAGTTACCTCCATGCCAACAAAGTCAGCAGTGTCTAAACCTTTGAATGTGGCATCAATTGACAAGTAAATTCTGTCAAACTTTCTTATCTGCTCATCAGTTGACCAATGTTTGGCAATTTCATAGTCTTGCCAATCGTCTGGTTTGAACAAATTCCCCTTCTCATTACTAGGGTCACCTTGAAACATAGAGTTAAATACGTGAGCACCCTCAGAAGCTTCATACGACATTCTAATTGTGTCAGCCCAACTGGCATCCTTGCCCATCTCAGGGCACACACCTTCTCCAATCTCTCTTCCTAGTGGATCTTTTATCACGTTAGACTCTGTAGCAAGAGCTGCATAATTATAGTCTCCAACAATAAAGTCTTTGCGGTGCTTACGGAGCCAACCAAGTAAATCATTTGTTACCCAAGTAGTCGCC